AGGTACTCAAGGTACTCAGGGTCTTCAGGGTACTCAAGGTACTGGTACTCAAGGTACTCAGGGAATATCGGGACAAAATGCCGGTCAAGGTACTCAGGGTACTCAGGGTACTCAGGGTCTTCAGGGTCGCCAAGGTACTCAGGGAATATCGGGACAAAATGCCGGTCAAGGTACTCAGGGTACTCAGGGTCTTCAGGGTACTCAAGGTACTGGTACTCAAGGTACTCAAGGTATAGCAGGACAAAATTCCGGTCAAGGTACTCAGGGTACTCAAGGTCTTCAGGGTCGCCAAGGTACTCAGGGAATATCGGGACAAAATGCCGGTCAAGGTACTCAGGGTACTCAGGGTACTCAAGGTTCAAGTGTTACTGGTCCTCCGGGTCCAAGTGTTACTGGTCCTCCGGGTCCAAGTGTTACTGGTCCTCCGGGTCCTCCTGGTCCAAGTGTTACTGGTCCTCCTGGACCAAGTGTTACTGGTCCTCCTGGTCCTCCTGGTGCCGGATCAGAAAGTTTTGCAACTGGAGTTACATTACTCTTCTATCAGGCACTAGCACCAAGTGGATGGACAAGAGTCGAGACACAAGATAACAAGGCATTAAGAGTTGTATCTGGAACTGCTGGAACTAATGGTGGCACTTCTGGTGGTAGTTTGAATTTTACAACTGCATTTGCTTCTACTAGAACTCCTTCGGGTACTGTTTCCGGCACCAACACTAGCGGCGCTGTAAGTGCATGGACGCTGGGTGCGACGGAGATCCCGAATCACACTCACACACTGACTCTGGAAACCATCGGAAGTGCTGGTGCCGATGATCCAGATCCGCCAAAATTTACAGCTAAAACACAAGGTAACTATGGGACGCGATCTCCGCAGACATCCACAAACCTTCCTGCCGGCGGCGGTTCACACACGCACGGCTTCACCAACCCAACTTGGTCTGGTTCTTTCTCCGGAACCTCCATGTCTTTTGATGTTCAATATATTAATATAATTCTTGCCAGAAAGAATTAATTGTGCTATAATATAATTTTAATTAACCATGGCACAAATAAAACCAGGCGATTTCTGCCCTCTTATTAAAAAAGATTGTATAGGACTTAAATGTTCTTGGTTTACTCAAATGCGAGGAACAAACCCAAATACCGGAGAACCAGTAGATGAATGGGGATGTGCCGTAACTTGGATGCCTATTATGGCAGTGGAGATAGCACAAAAATCTAATCAAACTGGTGCTGCTGTTGAGTCTTTCAGGAATGAAGTTGTGAAAGCAAATCAACAAAATCAACAACTTTACATTCAGGCACTTCGGCAAGGAATTATCCCGGCACAAATCACTACTCTAAATATGTTAGAAGAAGGTAAAGAATAATGAGAATTACAATTGTCCCATCCGATAAAACAATTGGTATTGATGGAGAGTTTTTATTAAGTATTCAACAAGATATGTCTTGGGTTCCTGAAAATATTCATGCCGTTCAGTGGTATGATACTCGGGGAGAAGTAGAATATACAGATGGTTCGCCAAATGAAAGAATAGAAGAACTTGGAATATATCAACAGGCAGTTATAGACTTTAATAATGAACTGAAAAGAATTGAAGATGAACAGAAAGCACGAGAAGAAGCAATAGAAGCATCAAGAGATTACTGGGAAGAAATGAGGTCTTTAAGAAATCAAAAACTCACTCAATCTGATTGGACGCAAGTTTCTGATGCTCCATTTGCAGAAGAACAAAAAGTCTCTTGGCAATCTTATCGTCAGGAACTTCGAGATTTGCCAGAAAACACCGAAGACCCCAAAAATCCAGTTTGGCCTGTTGCTCCATAGAAGAATTTCTATTAAATTTTTGATAATTTATCATAATGAACGACTTAATTCAAACTATTAAAGTTCTTACTGAAGAAGAACTAAAAATTATTAATGAATATATTGATACTTTAATTTTTCAAGAAAATACAGTTTTTGATTCTAATGGAAAATCTAGAATAGATGCATCTGTAAGGTCAAGTCTTGGAACAACGATGAATGAAGAACACGACGCAACCAAACTTCTTCATCAAAAAATTAATGAATCTCTTTTAACTTATAAAGAAAAAGTGATTTCGATTAACAGTATGTTTCAGCACTATCCGGTTCCTGCAGGATATAGTACTACTTGTTATAGAGAATCAATTCAAGTCTTGGAATATCATTCAAATCAAGAATATAATTTTCATCACGATACTTCAAATGATCCAAACTCAAAGGAGTATCATAGAATCATAACTATTGTTTTGTACCTAAATGATTCTTTTGATGGTGGAGGTACAGAATTTCCTCATCAAACATATAAACCTTCTCCGGGATATGGATTATTTTTCCCATCAAATTGGTGCTTTCCCCATTCGGGGCAAAAGGTATTAAGTGGTAAAAAGCGGGTCGCAGTCACCTGGTATTATGTGAATGACACAAGTGCTTAATTTTTATGGAACAAATATTCGAACAAGATAATTTTATAACTCTTGATGAATGTAAACTCTTGATAAATTATCAAGAAAGTCATTCACCAAATGACATGTCTAATGGATTTTGGGATAGTAGAATTGTTACTTCTTACGATCAAATCATTAAAGATTTGACAAATACCATTCATCAAAGAATAATCAATAGTTGTATGAAATTTTATGAGGAAAAAAATATATTCCTCGAATTTACAAATCTTGTTTATTGGGGAATTGGAATGAAATTGGAACCCCATGCCGACAATTTTTGGATTGATGACCCACAAAAACCACATTATTCTTCAAATCGTGATTATTCTTCTGTCTTATATTTGAATGATGATTTTACTGGTGGAGAAACTTATTTCCGAGATTATAATTATAGTATCACTCCCAAACCCGGAAAATTAGTGATTTTTACATCAGGAGCAAAACATATTCATGGTGTAACGGAAATATTGAGTGGAAAAAGATATACTATGGCAACTTGGTACACAAAAAATATAAATCACAAAACCCCTTGACACCTGCCCCAGAATGCCCTATAATATCAAGGTAATCAAAAAAACCGCTCCTGATGCCCGCTGAAGAAGTCCTGACCCGATGTGTCGTTGATACTCTTGCTCGTAAGTTTTATCTTTACTCAAGTGAAGGTGGCGAACGAACCGTTGAGTGTCAAAGTATGAACCAGTTTATGAATGTACTGGAAGTTGTTCGCAATCAGGTAAGTGATGATTGCCTCGCATATACTAGTCCTCTTTGACAAATGGAAATGTTTACGGTAGAAGAATTTCAAGAAGATTTTGATAATCTACTAGAAAGAGTAGAGAATGGTGAGTCCTTCTTGATTAAAAGCGAAAACGGAGATGCTATGTTAATTCCTTATGGTGAGTATGAGGAAGAAGACGACCTTATACGAATACACACCGACCACGAAGAAGGTTGTTGAGTCAAGGCAACCTATGAGTCTTATAAGTTGCTTCAAGGCAACTTTTTATGCGAGTGAGACTTGGTAGTCAGGGGAATCTTATAAATTCTTTGCCCCAGATCAGGGCCTTTGAGATGGATCGTAACCATCCACTCGTATTCCACTTTATGTGGAGTTTTATGCTCGTCTAGCAATCTGTTTGAATGCAGAAAACTCATAATTTTCCGAAGGTGGGTTAGATTCCCACGGCGAGCAATTGACTATTAGGACTCTTTGAGTTATAATAGTCTTATTGTCGATATGGTGAAATTTGGTAAACACAACAGACTTTTGCGTTAATTGAGCACCATAGTAGGAAACTCTATGTGTGAATCCACTTAAATTCGGGGAAACCTTTAAAATGGCAATCCCGAGCCAAGCATCGCAAGATGAAGGTGTAGAGACTTAATAGGTGGTTCCTAAATCCATTATGGATATGGAAAAGAGAAAGTCCAGCGCACAAACAAATCTTATGGTTTGGTAGTGAAAACTATAGTGTGACGAAAATCTGTCGGGCACAGCCCTTGTCGGTTCGAGGCCGTCTATCGACATTTATAAAGAAAGAAGAAAACATAATACCAGAAGAATATAAAAAAGGTAGAGTTTGTAAGTAAAAATAAATATAAGATATCGATAATATCAAAATGTCTTATAAAATAACACATTCTTATAATTTGTATAAGACTCCAGAGGACACATTCATTATAAAAACATATCACATCAATAGTATTCCTTTTACCTTCGATGAGTTGTCAGCAATCGCTCAAAATGATCCGGAAATAATTGAAAAAGCAGAACTACAACTCACTTATACGCCAGAAATATTCTATCAAAAATCATTCTACTTAATCGACGAAGAAGCACATCCACTACTCTTTGAGATGGATTTAGAAAATCCCCAAGACCTTCCTGATGAGGATTATGAGTTTATACCACAGGATTTATCTTCATAAATAAAGCATAGAAGAAGTTAAGGGTACAGAAAATTGCCATTAAATAAACTTGAAAATTTTATAAAGAACACAGAAGGAAGAATTTTATATGTTTCCCCTAGTGATCTTGATGCAACTGATTCAATCTCGAATCAAGGAAATTCTTTGGCGTCTCCATTTCGCACACTGCAGCGAGCACTTTTAGAGTCGGCAAGATTTTCCTATCAGAAAGGAAATAGTAATGATGATGTAGAGAAGACCACAATTCTCCTGATGCCCGGAGCACATACGGTTGATAATCGCCCCGGTTTTGTGGTACATAATGTTGGAGGAGTTGCGACAGCAGTATCACCAAGCGGAGCAACATCGGCAGCAATAGATACATTATCTCTCACACTCAATTCTGTATTCGACCTCACACAAGACGATAATATTCTTTATAAGTTCAATAGTGTGAATGGTGGAGTTGTTGTACCCAGAGGAACTTCGATTGTCGGTCTTGATTTAAGAAAGACCAAAATTCGTCCAAAATATGTTCCCAACCCAACCGATTCTTCTGTTCCAACCTCGGCAATTTTTAGAATTACTGGTGCCTGTTATTTCTGGCAGTTCTGTATTTTTGATGGCAGCACAGAAGGAACAGTCTATACCGATCATACTGATTTTTCAGTCAATAACCAATCAACACCAACATTTTCTCACCACAAACTCACCTGTTTTGAGTATGCCGATGGTGTGAATACGGTCGGACCTTATGGTCTTACTGACCTTGATATGTATTATGCGAAACTCTCGAACGCATTTAATCTTGCGTCCGGTAGAGACATCGATCAAAAGTACCCACAAAATCCCGGTGGGTTTGAGAAGCAGAGACCAGAATGGGAGATTGTGGGTGCCTTTGCCGCAGATCCTATTAAGATTTTTACTATTGAGGCTGGTTCTGGTGGAACTCCAAATAGTCAGGTTACTGTTAAAACGACAGTACCTCACGAACTCACCGCAGGAACTCCAATTAGGATTAGTGGTGTTTCTCCGGCAAATTATAATATCTCAACAAAAGTTCAGAGTATCAGTGATACCGACACAACTGTTTTTACATATCTTCTTCCAAACTTTCCTCTCAATCTAACCACACCCGGAAATGCATCGAGTGGATTTGTAACAATCGAGACTGATACAGTATCCGGAGCATCTCCATACATCTTTAATATTTCCTTGCGTTCCGTTTATGGTATGAATGGAATGCTTGCTGATGGCAGTAAGGCATCAGGTTTTCGTTCGATGGTTGTGGCACAGTTCACCGGAGTATCTCTACAAAAGGATGATCGTGCATTTGTAAGATATAATCCCACAAATCGTAATTATTCAGACGGCATTGCCATCACCAGACAAACAGGGGCATCTTTATCTGGCAATTCGTCTTCGACCAGTGTGGCATATCACTTGGAACCACTTTCAATTTATAGAAGTGGATGGGAAGCGAGTCATATAAAAGCGACTAATGATGCCTTTATTCAGGTTGTATCCGTCTTTGCGATTGGTTTTAATAAGCACTTTGATGCGGAAAGTGGTGCCGATTTGAGTATCACGAACTCAAACTCCAACTTCGGGCAGATTTCACTTAATTCTTCTGGATTTAAGAAAGAAGCATTTGCCAAAGATGACAAAGCGTTTATTACCTCAATTATTACTCCAAGAACAATTGTAGGAGAAGAGGACAATATTGATTGGATTCAATTCGATGTTGCCAAGACAATATCTGTCGCAAACAATAGAAGACTATATCTCTTTGGATTCACTTCTCAAGATGATGTTCCCCCAATTCTCACTCAAGGATATAGAATTGGCGCAAAAGTTGGTGATAAATTGTATTTTGTCGCAAACGGAACAGAATACTCGGCAAATATTTTAATGACCGATGATATCTCAAGTTCTGTCAAAGAATATACAGTAACTGGTAGTCCATCATCATCAAATGAGTTTACTTTAGGAACTCATAATATCCAAACGGGAGAAAAAGTTATTATCTTGAGTGATGTTGGTGACCTACCTGAAAATATTGTAGAAAATACTGTTTATTATGCAATTATATCTTCTTCTACTAAAATTAAACTCGCATCATCTGTCACTGCCGCACTAAACGGAACCGAAATTGCCGTCTATGGAGGAACATCTCTTCGTATTTTGAGTCGAGTATCAGACAAGATTGCCGGTGATGTTGGGCATCCAGTCCAGTATGATGGAACCCAGTGGTATATCACAACAAATGCCGGTAGTGGTATCTATGGTGCAATTACCACACTTGGAGTTGCGGGATTAACTGACAGAACAGATCCTTCTTATGTGAAGAGAATTGCCGATAGTAGAAGTTTGGATGAAAAACTCTATAAAATTAGAGTTGTAATTCCAAAAGAACTCGGTGGTGCTAAAAATCCAGAAGACGGATTTGTAATTCAACAGACGAGTTCTACGGGAATTAGATCAGATACTGATCCTAATCTTACGGTGATTACAAAATTTGATTATGAATACAATAAAAACTTAAGTCTAATTGCGAAGTGTACCAGAAGTGGTAGCACAGTAACAATTATTTCTGAACTTCCTCATAATCTTCAGGTTGGTGATAGTGTTATTATTAAAAATGTAATTGACAGTACGAATACCTCTGGAGAAGATGATCGTGGTTATAACGGAACCTTTACGGTTGCGTCTGTTGCTGATGATATGACATTTACATATATCACAACAAGATCTCCTGGAACTACATTCACGAACGACACAACCAGCAGAACAATATTATCACCAAGATTTGAAAGAAATAATTTACAATCTAATATTTACAATTACAGAAATGAATTAATTACTCCATATATTCAGGGTATTCAGGATGGTGTCTATCACATTTATGCTCTAATCTCCGACAAGGCAGTACCAACGGAGTTTACAAATATTAAATATAGTCAAAATGTCGTTGATTTGTATCCTCAACTGGATAGAGATAATATTCACGACAATCCACCTTCCGCTAAGTCATTCGCCAAGCGAGCACCTTTGGGTGAAGTAGTCACAAATGATCTTAAAAAGAGTATTACAAGAGAATCTACCAATACTTTACTCACATCTTTTGGTGTTGGACTTGATATTTCTGGTGTAACTGATTCTGGTGCAACAATCACTTTTGTAAGAAGGCACGGACTCGCTGGTATTGTTACAGGAACTAGAACTGGTGGCACTTTATATACAAATGGAACATACCAAAATCTCAAACTTCTAAATGATTCTGGAACTGGAACCTGGAAAGGAGCAACGGCAAGAGTTGTTGTATCTGGGGGTGGAATTTCTTCTGTAGATATTGTCTCTTCTGGTTCTGGTTATTCTGCCGGTCCATTATTCTTTGATGCTTCGGTAGTGGGTACAGGTAATAATCTTGCCAGATACACGATTGAAACATCCGGTATTACTCCGGCAATTGGTAATGTGGTTCAGTTTACGGGTGACGGAACAACCTCTGACACCTATCACCGCATTACGGCAGTTTCTGGAGATAGAACAATCTCAATTGCGAAGACCGCAGGAGATCCGGTTGTTACAAATACACAATATGCCTTTGTTCTTGGACCTTCGGTTCCGATTACAACCACCGGTTATTCTTCTGGTGTAAGAACCTTTAATTGTTCCGCACCTCACGGATTGGTCGCCGGTAATAAGTTTAGAGTCATCGATTCCTCAAATAACAATCGTGGTGATTATGTTGTAAAAGATAGAGTTGGTCTGAATACATTTACGGCACTCACACCTGATATAGGTAGTGTGAATGGTGGATATATTCTGAAGCACGGATTATCGGCAAATAGTGCAAGTTCTGATTCTGATGCCGAAAATCTTGGAACCAGAAGTGTTACATTTTTTGATAAAGAGACACTTGTTACCAATAGTTCAATTAATGACACCATCACCACAATTGCCGTATCAAGTCCTGTGGGTTCTGTGGCATTCACCAAGAGATTTCCACTCGGGTCTTATATTCAGATTGACGAAGAGATTATGAGAGTTGCAACCAATACTCTAACTGGTGGTGGTAATAATGAAATTACGGTCATTCGTGGTGTTCTAGCAACAAGACAAGTATCTCACGATAGTGGGTCATTAATTAGAAAGATTAGACCAATTCCAATTGAGTTTAGAAGACCTTCAATTGTCAGAGCATCCGGGCATACCTTTGAGTATCTTGGATATGGTCCGGGAAACTATTCAACCGGATTGCCTCAGGTTCAGAGCATAACTCTGACCGAAAGAGAAGAGTTCTTGGTACAGTCTCAAGAAAGGTCCGGTGGTATTGTCGTTTATACCGGTATGAATAATAATGGAGATTCCTTTATTGGCAACCGCAAGACATCATCCGCAACCGGTGAGGAAATCACATTTGATAATCCAATTCCAACAGTTACAGGTGAAGACCCTTCGAGATTGAGTGCCATATTTGATGAGGTCACGGTTAAAGAACGACTTGTTGTTGAGGGTGGTAATTCTGGTGCTGTTCTTTCCCAGTTTGATGGTCCCGTAACATTTAATAAAGAAGTTAAATTTAATAATTCGGTAAATATTAAGACACAATTAAAATTAAGTGATACTACACAGTCCACATCTATCGCAAATGGGGCACTGGTTGTATCCGGTGGTGTTGGGGTTGCCAAGAACTTAAATGTTGGTGGAAATTTAAATGTAACCGGCAATATAACCGGCAATATAACCGGTAGTACGTCTGGTAATGTAACCGGAGATTTAACTGGTACTGCAACTAATGCGACTAATATAAACATTTATGCCACTACATCATCAGACACTACAACTTCTGTAGTATTAGTTGCAAATCAATCAACAGGAAATCAAAGTCCGTTTATTGATTCTGGATTGAGTTATAATGCTGATGCAAATACCCTGACAGCAACTACATTTAGTGGTGCTTTAAGTGGTAATGCTAGTTCTGCAACTCAACTACAAACCTCAAGGACCTTTACTATTACCGGAGTTGTTGATGCTCCCGCAGTTTCTTTTAATGGAACTGGTAATGTTGAATTAGTTACTACTTTGGATGATACTTCAGTAACAACTGCAAAGATTGCTCCTAATGCGGTAACAACTGCAAAAATAAATTTCACAACGGCATTAGTTCCAATTGGTGGAATTATTATGTGGTCGGGAAGTACCGAATCTATTCCAACTGGATACCAATTATGTAATGGTACTAATGGAACACCAAATCTACAAAACAGATTTATTGTTG